ATCGATCCCGCAATCTGCGCCACTTGCTCGTCAGAATGGGTGCGGGCATTGCGCGCATGCGGGATCAATCGCTCGAGCGGCCAGCGCTCGACTGCGTTGGGGAACTGCGGCGTCATGGTTCTTTCGATTAGGGATCGGTAACGACCGGGGGCGGTAACCGAAGCTGCTTGTACCGGCCGGTGTACCGCCTTGCCGTACCAGTACGGATTATCGCGCCCGCGGGTTCAAAAGGGCCGTGCTACGGGGCTTTCTGAGGCGCACGGCGCCCGAATGTAGGGTGGTAACCCCGCCGGGTGGTAACTCAGATTTTGTGGCTGACGGTAGCGATGTCCCGGACCTTTGCCCCCCGCATACCATTTAGGCCAGGGAGGACCCGCGGTTATTGGGCGCCGTGCGCGACTCTCGCGATCATGCCAATGAGACTAGCTTTTCAAAGCGAATCTGTCACAGCGAAAAGTGTCCTCGGACACTTTTCGCTCCTGTTCTTACATTCGTTCTGCTTGTGCTCGCTCAACAACGTACTGTCGTGACCGCTTGCTCGGGACCTTCCGTCCGTTAAGTCGCAGCACGATCACGCACAGCGCGTAGAGCCAGTGCTGGTGAGCCGCTGAGCGCACAAGACCCACCTTCCAACAAACCGCCTTCCAACGCTCACCGGTTGCTCGCAGCCAGATGATCTTGGCGTCAACCGGATCAAGCCATGCAAGCCAACCCAGCGTTTCCTCCATCCGGCTGATCGCGGCGGGCGACGGCGGTGGCAGCCGCATTGGTTGAGGTTCCTGGCCAACGCGATCGGCAAACTCGACAACCATCTTGGGCCATGTGTTGAAGTAACCCGGAACACGGACACCAGGGAGCCGCTTCATCACGTCGGCGGCTTCAGCGAATCGCTCTTCGACCAACGTGGGTTTCCAGTGCATCTCAGCCATTGCTCGTCTCCGTCTTTCGGTTTTTGCCGTAGAGCTTCTCGCCGAGCTGGCGGATCAATTCGCGCTCGGGCCATGTGAGCCGTTGATCGTCGACGGAGACCGCGAGCAGACCCTGCTCACGCCAGCCATCCTCCTTAACCGTCTCGGGCGGACGACGCTCGCCGCCGTAGCCTCTGGGGTGCCACCTCATAGCGTCACCTCCGGCAGCAACGCGGCGTAGCCGATCACGTCGGCGGTGCTGTCGTGGTGCTTCGGGTCGTGCGTAAGGCGGGCAAGTTTCAGATCGATCATGCAGAGCACGACCTGCGCCGGCGTCACGGTGCAGCCGAGCGTGATCGACCAGCGCGCGGCAACCTTGGACATAGACGTTGCTGCGTCACCGTAGGCTGCACCTCGCTCGGCAATGATCGCGGCCGCGTCCTGCAGCATCTCTTCGGAGGTCATATGCTGACCTCCGTAATAATCTGTTGATGGGATGCTCTTGCTGCCGCCACCAGATCGATGACAGCGCCGATTACGGAGGCCGCCTGTGTATTGCCGAGCCTGCCCATGCTCGTCGCCAGATCCAGCGGCTCAACGCCGTGTTGGATAAGGCACGACACCACAACACAGGCGTCGGCCAGCAGCGCATCGAGATTCGATCCGCTGCGTGCACCGTGAGTAAACACCTCGCCGGGTCGGCCGTTAGGATAAAATCCGATCGTCACCATGAAGCGTGTACCGCTGTGTTCGAGCATGACTGTCTCGGCAAAACGGCGATCGGGAAGGCGCGTCCGTGTCATCGCACGCCTCCCTGTGTTTCGACCGCCCACAGCAGGATGGCGATGGCGTCGGCTTCGTTGTCGTCGGTGGGTGAGAATCCGCGCGCTCGGATCGCTGCTATAACGGCCGCCTTATCGGCGTTGCCCTTGCCGGCGATGAACCGCTTGATCGTGCCGACGGGGACGCCCTGGTAAGCAACACCGCGCTGCTCACACCACGACGTCAACGTGGCGAGCAGACCGCCATAAACGTGTGCCGCATCAGTGCCGGCGTGCCTTCGGATTTCCTCGTAATGGACTACGCCGATGCCGGCAGCATCCTCGACCAAGCTGTCGAGCCAAGCGCGGAAGCGCAGGTAGCGAACGCCGCCGCCGTCGTAACGACTCGGGCGGAACGACACCGTGCCGCTGACGATAGCGCTGTCTGCGGTTTGCAATGCAAAGCCGGTGGAGGTGCCGAGGTCGAGCGCGAGGATGGTTCCGAGGCCCGAGCCGAGCGATTGTTTCGCCGCGATGGTTGTCATGGCGGCGGGCAGAGTCTGAGTCGTCGAAGCCATGATGGTCTCCGTTATTGGGGTCTGTCGTGGTGGAGAGCCGGCGGCGGCCTGGTGCCTGGCCGTACTGGCCGCCGTCGTCCGGCAATCGATCGGGGATCAGGTGGAGCGCGGGACCAGCCTGACGCACCTCGCGCGCGCGAACCCCTGGGGGTGGGATTGGGAGAGCCCGCCTGCGGCGCTCTCCCCCACCCCCGAAGGGGGTGGGTTTCACCCCCACAACTTAAAAGGCGGAGTAAGACCTTGAACTGACTCACAAAATTCAAGTTGGGAAAGTTGTGAAATGACTTCTCGTTCACAACTGGATGCTGCGTAGCTGATCGCAGCCCAGCGGGGCGCAACGGGGGTAGTTGTGAAAACCGTTCACAACTGGTTTGTGCGCGGCTCTTTGCGACCCAGCGGGGCGACGCGTAGGTAGTTGGGAATAGTTTTCCCAACTTCCCCAACTGGTTTGTGCGCAGTTTTGCGAAGGCTGCTCTCGGCGCGATCCTGGTCATTGATCGCTCTCCGGATAGACCCAGACCGAAGGGTTCTCGACCGGCAGCGCGGCTCCGCTGAGCGGGCACTTGTAGTGGCTCGGCATGACGGGGCGGACGGTGCTCTCGACCTCGCCCGTGTTCGGATCGACGGTCTCCTCAGCCGGTCCAAAGGCCATGCTTTCCGTGCAGAGATATCCAAACTTGGATGTGGTCTTGGCGAGGCCGAAAGGTTTGCCATCCCGAACGAACTTGATGTAGCCCTTGGTCGCGAGCACGCTGATCCGTTCACGGATCGTGTCTTTGCCTCCGAGTCCGGCTCGGTTCTCAAATTTTTCGGCGAACTGCAGATTCGTATAGAGCCGCCCCTCAGCGGCCTCATCGAGCAGGATGCCGAGGATCACGTCGTGCTTGCGCACGCGCTCGGCATCGAGCTTGTCGCCGATATCCTTGCGTACGAGACGTTCGGAGTTGCGGTCGAGCTCAACCCACTGGCCATTCTGCTTGGTGATCAGCATCGGCTCGAGAGCCGGTCCGTTGCGCAACTCGATCTCAAGCTGGCGTTCCGGCCGGCCCTCGTTCGGGCGGTGCATGATGATGCCGGATGTATAGAAGCCGCGGAGCGCGCTCGCGCCGGAGAGCGCCTGGAACGGATCCTCCGCCACCTGCCTCTTATTCATCTTCTTGGTGTGATGGACCAGAATGAGCCCGGCCTCCGCCGTGACGGCCTCGCGCAGCGACTCGATCCGCTCCTGCAAGAAAAACATCATGGCGGCGTTGTCGTTCTCGCCACCACCATCGGGGCCGCCATCGAACAGATTGCGAAGCGGGTCGAGACATATGATGTCCGGCGGTGCTTCGCGGAAGCTCGTTGCGATCGCGGTCGTGACCAGCGCGACCCCACGCTCGTTAAGCAGCATGCGCAGCTTCGGCGTGGCGACCAGATTGACACGGGCGGCGGCAATAACGGCCGGGTCGAGCCGGATGGCTTGCAGGCGCTCGCGCAGATAGTGGTACTGGATCTCGGCCTGCAGATAGAAAATCCGTAATGCACGTGGCGGCGTGAAGCCGAGGAAGGCCATGCCCGCTGCCATGTGGACGAGCAGGCAGATGAGGAAGTCGCTCTTGCCGACCTTCGGCGCGCCGCCCAGAACCAGCATGCCGCCCGGCGTCAACACGCGCGGCGCGATGATGTCCTCGGGCATCGGGCTGTTATCATCGAGCAACGCGCCGAGCGTGAAGGCCGGTATGATCGAGACGGCGGGCGTTTCGTTGCGCAGCAGGGCCGGACCGTTGCGCTCCACATGACGACGCCACAGCCGGTCGGCCTCCAGCTTTAGCCGCTCGATCGGCCAAGCCGGGCGCAGCATCGCGGCGTTGTACTGGCAGATGGCCTCCCACCCCTCGTTCGGGCTCAGGCGGCCGTCATGCACCAAGCGGATGTAGTGGCCGATCGCAGCGCTCGCTCCCTCGAAGCGCGTCCATGCATCTTCGCCTGCTTCACGCGCTGGCGTCGTCAGTACGTCGGCGATGGACGGCTTTTCGCTCGTGGGACCCGGCTCCATGCCGACGCCCGGCATGGCGGGCATGGCTTCGACCGCCTCGGTGAATTCGCTGAGATCGACCTCGACCTGCGCACAGTGGTGGCGGATCGCCACCAGCCGCTGGAAGCCGCCCTTGTGATAGATGCTGCCGGCAACACGAATCGGCTGGTGGGCCGAGCGGAAATGCGTGTCGCCCCCTACCTTGATGGCGATATCGCCGCGCGCCCGACAGAGTTTGACGAGGTCCTCCCCCGCGGCGGGCTCGTTGAGCTTCCACCAGACATGCAGCTTGGTCGCGCCTTCGACCGTCCGGCCGCCGCTTTCCACCACCAGCGTTGGGTCGCCAAGATGCCGGACCAGGTGATCGAGTTTGGCGCCGATATCGCCGGCGTCGAGATCAACCACGATGGTCTGCATCTGACGAACGTCGGCGGCTTTGGCCTGACCGTTCTCGGCGACGGTGCCGGGGATGACATAGACCGCGGCCCCTTCACGCGCGGCCCAGGCCGCGAAGGTCACCATCTTGTCGGCAGCGGTAGCGTCAGCCTCAATCCAGATGTTGTGGGGCTTGCCGTCAAAACCCTGGCCTTTGTCGACGAAGCCACGCACCGGCATAAAGCTTTCGCAATAACCGAAGACCACGTCGAGGAAGGTCGCGATCTGATTGCGGTCCGGCTCCATGCCGAAGGCGTCCTGGTGCGGTAGCGCATCGTTAAAATCGCGCCATGGGTTGAAATGGACGATGTTGGCGTCGCTCATGCCGGCAACGCCCAGCAGCGGTTCGCCCACGCGCACAGGCGGCATTCGTGGAAATCGCGCTCGCGAGCGATGCGTGGCAAAAGCTCGCCGGCATCGGTCGCCTGCAAAATTCGCACGCCGCGGTCGCTCATACGTTGCGCCAGAGCGGCGTCGAACGGCACGAGCTCATGGTGAAGCTCAGCAGTGTCCTTGTTGATCGCTGTGAACACAGCCGGGTTGGTCGCAACCCCGGGAATGCCCGCGTCCATGTAGGCCTGATAAAGTGCGATCTGCGCCGCATAGACGGGCTTTGCCACCACCACGCCCTTGTTGACGGCCTCCCGCCAGTTGCGAGCGTTCATGGTCTTGCATTCCCAGAGCGCCGGGACACTCAAGTCGAGCGCTTCGGGCGCGGCGGCAATGATGCCGTCGACGTGACCGCGGATGCGACCGCCGGCGACCGAGAAGCCAAATTGGTCGCCGTCGGGGCGATTGCCCTTGCGGGTGTAGAGATCGAAACCGGCGCCGCGCAGCCAGCAGACTGCGAGATCCTCAAGCGCGTGACCAATGCCGAATATGCGCAGCGTCCGGCCGGAGAATTCCGAACCTTCGTCCTTGGGAGCGCCGGCAAATTCGAATTGCAGCGCGCGCTCGCAGGCGTGCCCGAGGCGCGATCCACCGAGATAGGCGCGCGGCTGACGAGCGGCGTTCTCGCTGGCGAGACGCTCGTCCACGACCGCATTCACGCGGTCAGCAAACTTGGGCTTATGGTTGTAATCGAGCATCAGAACGGCACCTCCGGGTCGGCGTTCTTTGCGGTCTCGCGCATGGCGTCCTGGAAGCCACCGACAGCGACCTCGATCAGTGTGAGCACCTGTTGCTTCGTGAGCTCGATCAGCCTGGTCTCCCAGCCGATTTCCTCCATGATCTCCGCGATCAGCTTCACGCTGGCGCGGATGGCGGCCTGTTCCTGCTCGGTGAGATCAACCATGGCGGACGACCTCCTGGCCAAGGACCAGAAGAAGCGCTGACAGGTGATGGAACAAAACCACACCGAAGGTCGTGGCTTGCTCGTTCGCCAGGGATCGACCCAGCCAAAACCACCCGCCGGTCGCTGGCAGACCGCACAGAGCTCGCCGCGCGGATGCCAGAGCCGCAAGCGCAATGCGGCTGACGGCGATGGAGAATGTTCCAAGGAGCACCGCCATCACGCCGCCACCGCGACCGCGGCCTCATCGGCTCCGAACACGAGGGAGCGGATGGCGGACCGGTTGAACTTGAACGTGAGCAACGCCGAAGCCCGATACCGGGTTAGGCCGAAGTCGGCGCGGTACTCGACGGGCAGGAACGCCAGCTGCCGATCGGTCGGCGGCTGTTTGAGCCAGCCTTTGCTCTTGTGCGCACTCTCGTCGGTCTCATTGGCATTAAGCCAATCATCGGCTGCCGCAAGACAGACGATACGCTCGCCGGCGGCGATCAGGTGAGAGGCTTGCTTCTGGCGCCCAGCAACGCCGTACCAGCGACCGTTGAGGAAGAAGATACCGGCCCAGGCATTGAAGCCATTCGCGACCAGCGCCGCTCCATCGCCGAAGATATCGCACCACTCGAAGCTGGAGCGCTTGAGCAGGTCGATCTCCGACATGATAAAGTCGCCGAGCGGTGCAGTCGCCCCGCGACCACCGCCCTCCCAAACATGACCGCAGAGCGGGCATTCCTGGAGC